TAATTTCTCCGCACAAAATAGGGCGGTAACGCTTAATGACTATAAAGTATTGATGTTATCAATGCCAAGTATATTCGGTACACCCGCAAAAGCTAGTGTAATACAAAGACAAAATAAAATCGAAATTGGTGTTCTAAGCTACGATTCATCAGGCAGCATATCAAATGACATCTCATCATTATTGATGGAAAACATAGCCAATTATTTATCCAAATATAGAATGATAAATGATTATGTTGTTGTTAAACCAGCTGAAGTTGTTGATCTTGGTTTTGAAATATCAGTCATTGTTGAACCTGGTACTCAGCTTGAAACTTCAGCAAATATAACAAAAATAGTTAGTGATGAATTTACTAAAGATAAAATTGCTTTAGGTAAAAGTTATAGTGTTGGTGAAATCGTTAAAAAAGTAACTCAGGTTCCTGGCGTTGTTAACGTTAATTACGTTAAAGTTTTCAATAAAACTGGCGTTGGTTACTCAAATAACGTAACAAAACAAGCGATATTGGATACAGTGACTGGTGAATTAGATGTGGCTAACAACTATATAATTGTGGAAGAAAATCAGTTATTAAATATTAGAAAACCTGATACGGATATTAAAGTAATACCTTTGGTTGCGACTGGAGTTAGTAGTTAATTATGGAGAAAAACATTAAGATAGTTTTAAATGAAAACGAGACTAACGAAAGAATATTGGTAAACTTAGAGGATGATTTTGATAATTTAGAAGTCCTTAGTTTAAAAATATCTAGCACTGATGTCTATAGAAAAACATCATCAGACTTTGGTGTTGTTGTTGGTCGTGTACAAACGGCTAACGGATATGGCTTACAAAATGCCAGAGTCTCAATATTTGTACCAATAGACCCTTTAGATAAAGTTAGACCAGAAATATTAGAACTATACCCCTTTGAAACAGTAAACGACCAATTTCCAAATGGGGTTAGGTATAACTTATTACCAAGAACTAGGAATCAAAATCCTAGTCACAGAGCTGTGGGTAATTTACCAACAATAAATGACCTAATACACTACCCTCAATATCTTGAGGTTATGGAAAAATATTATAAATATACAGCAACAACCAATGAATCTGGTGATTATATGATATTTGGTGTACCAGTTGGTTCACATAACATTATGATGGATTTCGATCTATTTGATACTAAAAGTTTTGAAATATCGGCTAATGATTTAGTTGAAACGACAACAGAATTTAAGACAATTAATGACGTTGCCACAGCTGTTGGCTTAACTGATGATAATAACCCTAATAAGGTACCAAATTACATATATGATGGGTTTGGTAATTTTAATGTCGAAGTTAAAACCAATATTAATGAAATGCCTAATATATTTAATGAGGTTAAACAAGTTAACGTTGCTTCTTTTTGGGGTGACGAAGAAGAAGGTGATATCGGCATAACTAGATGTGATTTTAAAATTAATTACAAATACCAACCCACAGCAATATTTTTTGGTTGGGCGTCAAACACAAGCGGTAGCTTTTACGCAAAAACAGATGGTTCTATTTCAGAAACACAGAACCCAATAGAGATATTTGGTGAAGACACCACATTAGGTAGAATAACCAACGATATTTGGCCAGCAGATGATTTAATGGTTGTTGTTTATCGTTTAGATGATAAATTAACACCAGGTAGCCGCCTTAGAGTTGGCGCTTTTAAAGCCGAAAAAGGTACTGGTGTCTTTAGAATCGCATTACCCATGTACATGGATTATTTTAAAATAAACCAATTTGGTGACATGGTACCGACTGACGACACGGAAAATAGTATACCGACCAAAGGTTATTACGCCTTTGAGATTTATGACATTAACGAAAGTTACCAAACAAGAATACCATGGGGTGGTTACTGGTTACCTCTCACGCCTGGCGTTAGGGTACCAGCATCACCAAAAGGTGAAACACTAACTGGTGGTTGGGAGGGTACAACATCTGGTTTATTTGAATACGATTTAGTTAACAGAAATAGAAAGTTCTACACAATCAAAACTAAATATAACAAACATAGAGAGGATAATGCTGGTATTGGCGGTAATGACATATTCTACATACCAAGATTAAACCCGAATAAAGACGTCCCATGGACATTTCCAATCAATAGAGACGATTTACCTGAGATTAATGACGTGGAGGTCATTGGGTCCATTATTATGCCTAGATATGAGTTTAAAATACAAAACACAAACACCGAAGACCCAACAGCTTACTATTACAACAGAATTTTAAATATAATTAATATACCACAAACAGTTTCTTATAACGAGAAAGTTAGGGCTTATGAATATCATGTTGGTATTGGGGCTGGTTTAAATGGTAAAAATAGTGGTAATGTGTTTACCGATATTTTTTCTGGTGATGACTTTATTAGTGAGGATGGTAACAATTTTTATGGTGATAGATCAACATTTAATTATGGTGATAACGCTGACGGACCCTTAAATTTGAGTTTATTTGCAATTGAATTAGCTAAAAATGAAGAGGCGACACCAAATGATGCTGGTGTACACAGAAGATTTACACAAGCATATAGTAAAAATTACACACACGGAGTTTTTATTTCTTCAACAGACAAAGAAAATAAATTCCCAGTCCTGGAAACTTCAATATATGACATAACTGATGAGCTGCAAGATCTAATTGATAATAAAGTATATACCTCTTACGGGTTTTATACTGGGAATGTGGAACCAACAGGGTTTAATGCCGAAATATCAAACAGATATAAAGGTAATTTCTATTACTTCGGTTACTGGGACCAAGCCAATGTATTAAAAACTATAGAAAAAAATTATTTTACACAGAATGAGTAATATCGTAGAAATATTAGGTTCAAAAAAGTTTAGTGGATCAACTAACCAAACACTAAAAACTCGAATAATACTTGAGCAACCCGCTACGCTTAGAAATGAGTATAACTTATTTACTAATGTATCACAGGATGAGCAATTTTTAAAAGAAAAAAATGAAAATAATGTATATAAAGTTTACGGAACAATATCTCCGATAATAAGTAGAAATTTTCATTTTAGGGGTAAAAAATTAAATGTTGATGAGAAGGCAATAAACTTTAACCCTGATAACTGGAGTACTGTTTTATGTAAACCAGTCCCTTTTATGGGTTCAAAAGGTAAGAAGAAGTATAGTATACCATACAAAGATTCAAAAGGGGTTAACACAACATATAAATTAGATTTAACATATGGCTTACCAGCTACATTAGTATACCCATCACCAATTAATATTAAGAATGATGGTGAATACTTTGCAACTTTTTTAATGAATTATGGACACAATTTAAATATCGGTGACCAAGTCTACATTAGCTCATATGATTCAAAAATATCCGCTGGTTTATATTTTGTAACAGGCGTAAATAAAAATAAGATAACAATAGATTTAAAGATTTCACCAAAAAATCTTTTTTATGTTAAAGAGGCCAAAGAAGCGTCATTTAATTTAGTGACAAAAGCAGATGGTTTATTACAATCTCAACCAGACACGAAAAAAAACGAATTTACTGGTGTCATGAAAAACACACAGGTTAAGAATGACCAAGATTTACTCATCTCAGCTTTAAAAGCAGATAGACCGCCAGCTTATGATTTATTTGAATCTAAATTCAGTATATCGAAGGTTATCGATAACGAAGTTATGGAATATTACGTTAAACAAGCTGTTGTTGTTGACGTATCTAAGGGTTTTGATGCTTGCGGATTTTCAACAAATTTGTTTAACCAAAAACTATATAATTTCTTTTTTGATAAAAACCTAGATTTAGGTACCCAGTTGGATAATAAAAACGAGCCAATTACTGAGTTATATGTTGGTTTAATTAAAAATGGTGGTACTTTAAGTAAAAAAATTAGCACTGTTGAATCTAATTTTTCACCTTTAATTGGTTACACAAATCCTGGCGAAGGTATAATGAGAATATCTGAAACATCTAATACGGAAATATCGGACAAACCAGATATAGGTACCGTATATGACATTGGTATATTTGAGTATTCAGCTGAAAATTTAACTGAGACACAAATATCAGGAATTCATCATAATTTCATACTAGACTTTGTTATGTTTAATTACGAACCATTTCATGAGATCAAGATAAAAGCTAAGTCCTCTTATATTGAAGATTCCGTATCAAATCAGTACATACCAAAATACGCTGTTTACAGTAGAAAATCTGATAAATATATATGGAGAGATGTACTTGATCTTGGTATTTCTGATGATGATGGTAATGTTTTAGACTTCCCGTTTTTAAATGGGTCTAGGTATGTATATACAAGATTAGTTTTCCCAGTACTAGCTGAAAAAGGTAAAACTAAAAAATATACTTTTGGTGTTAACGACATAACCAATATTGATTCATTAAATAACGTTGATAATTATACTAGAGATATCATTACCGACTTATTTGGTGATGAAAATGATGTAATAGAAAATAAAGAACCGTTTAAAAAATATACTGACGATAAATGTTAAAAACGCCATTTAAAAAAGATGTTACGATAAGGAAAAATATATTCCTTAGCTCCGAAGATGGTTCTTCAGATAGAGATTTTGTTTTCTCTAAAATGATAAATGTTGAATCTTTAGCAAACATAAACAGTATTATTGATTTTGAGAACGTAGAATACAAACCAACATCAAGTAATATTGAGCTGGACTTATTTTTTTTGAGATATATTAAAAATAACGAGTTACCACAAATAAAAAATTACATAGAAGAATCTTTTTCTGACTATAATTCTAGAATTGTAAAAGCTTTAAAAATTAGTAAGAGTTCAGAAATGTTTCAAACCAAAGATTCGGACGGTAATCCATTACCTAAATATGATTTTGAAAAATCACAGTCACCAGAACAAATCACGGCAAATAAACCGTATGTTGTTATAGACCCTTTAGTTGAGAATAGAAAAAAATACCCTAAAAAAGAGGGTTACCCACATTTTTATAACACATTTACGTTCCCATTTTGGGAAAATTCCGATGCTTGGGTTAACCTCAAATACGGCTTTAATAATAAAGCTTATACATATAATTCTTTTATAATTATAGAGTTATATGACGATTTTAATACAGATGGTCAAAATAGGGTAATGACAATACCAGTATACGTCTCAGACAGGTATATGTTTAGAGAAAAAACAACTGGTGATCTTGAAAACGGTAGCGTTGAACAAAAAAGACCCGTTTTTAATCTATTTGAAGGGGTTGATGGTTATTCCTTATTTTTCCTAAAGAACTACATAAAATCTGATTTTTATGCTAAGTTTTACTTTTGGGATGCGTTAAATGGTACAAAAATTCAGTTCATACCATCCGCTAAAAATAATTTAAGGAAAAAGTGGTTACAGGATGTTGAAACATTTAATCAAAAAAACTTATATCTTAAATATGAATTAAATTATGAAGATAGAAGTTATGAGATTTTTGATTATAACGAGTCAGCTGATAGCTTTGACATATTATGCGATACACATATTGATCTATACGAATTTGCTTACGATGATTACTGGTCTGAGTTTTTTGTTTTAAATGACCAACCAACGGACATAAAAATACCAACAAACCCAAGACAATACGGTGATCTATTTTTGGATAGAACAAGTATCACTAAAAATTTAATTTACGATACAACCCACGCATTAGTTAGTGAGGCAATAAAAGATTTACCAGATTACGAGGAAGTCTCTGTAAAATACTCATATGGACCAACTTACGTTTGTTATGAATATGACGATTATGCTGGTTGTCTAGATGGTAAATTTGTATCATTTTATGATATAGCTGGATCATTAACTGGATATCTACCATATATTAGTAATGATTTAAACATAAAAAATTTATCATTAATGACCAAAACAAGTAATCTTATTATCGATTCGTTAGTGTCATCGCAAAAAAGAAACATTGGTGGTGTTATCATTGAAAATAAAAACACTTTAATCCCATATAATGTAAAGGATATTAGTTTTGAAAATATTAAATTGGGAACGGAAGCTAATAAGGTAATAATCGATTCCTACGGCTCACTAGATCATAAAATTTATAATCAAGAATCTAAGTCAACAGAAGTGTATACTGAGTTAGCTTTCATACCAACAAAAATCGGTGAGTCTGGTAGCGATTTTGATTTCACTAAAACGGTTTTTGAGTCACATTATGAGGATTTCAAAGAAAGAAACAAACAAAACCCATTACCGAACTCAACCCCAGATCCTGACCAACAATCGGAAGATTTTGTGAATAATATTGATAACCAATTATTATTTGCGAGCGGCCTATTAAATGGTGGGCAAATACAAACAAGTAATTTGAGTAAAAAATATACTAGCGAAGAAATTGTTAATAAATTAAAACTCGATAAAAAATCTAAAACCGATATGTTCATTTTAACGGCAGGCGTTTTGGATAGTCTGGTTAAGCCAGGTGAGCAAGTTATAACACAAATAAATTTTTACATCGGTGCTAATTTAGCTAAAACCTTCTACCAAATAAAAACTTTGGCTTTTACAGGTAATTTAAAAATCACATTTGAGTCGGCTAATGATGGTAAAGAGGAAATAATAAACATACCAATAAACTTTAGTTTAAAATAATGGATCAGGAAATAAAAATTAATGATGGGTTTGACGGGTATGCTTTAAACATATTTCTAGAAGGTTTAATAGACCCAAAAGGTTCTTTAATAACACCATATTATAACGACCCCAAAGTTTTACAAATTGAGGAGTCTTTAAATAATATGGAAAACTACCTTGATATAACAAAGCCAGCAATAAAATATGAAACAAACACTAAATTAATAGCATCATTAGATGACGTTAATGATCATTTTAAAGAAAAAGAAACAAAATATTTTGTTAAGGGTAAAACAGATAGTAAGTTTTCACTATTAGATCTGAGTTTTACAAAAGACCAGGCTCTATTATTTTTCGAAAAAGATAACAAAATAAAATATAAAGAATTAATTGAAAGGGAATACCCTAAACCAGAAAACATTAGGGTTGGTAAAAGGATAACAATAAGTGGTACTGACATAGTTGGTATGATTATTCTTGAAAGCGAAACTAGGAAGGAATACGTGTTGTATTTAGATACACCCAATCCTATATTTTATGTTGATAATTTTGACGGAACTACTATATTTAAGTTCATGAGAAATAATATAGATGATAAGATAACGCCAACGTTAAATTATTATTCTGATATTATTGACGAACCAAAAATTTTGTCGGAAGTATTTATTGATAGAGGTGTTACAAACGCCTTTGAACCAATGAGAAAATTAAAAAATGTTAATAACCTTAATGAGTTAACAAAAACTGGTTTCGGTTATTATAAAATAAACACAAGAGGATACAATTTTAAAGATCAATAATATGGCTATAGGTGTATATGGCGTTAAAAGACCAGCGGATGTCGACCCATCAGAAATAGAAGTAATTGTTTTATATGCTAAAACAAGAAATTCTGTCGATACTCAAACAGTTACAAAATTAAACGGTGTCGATGTAATGGCACCAGTGTATGACCCAGTTAATCAAACTGAGGTTATGGGTGGTATGTACAACCTACAACTACCGAAAAGTGTGTTTAATGCCAAAGGGTATTATACGGTCTACATTAGACCAGCACAAATTAGAATACCAATCGAAGATTGTTCGGAGTTAGCTAGTTTCCCAGACATTAAAGGTTTAGTTTTTAATCTTGATAACGCACCAGCCCAGTTCAGATCTAAATTTACAAACAACGGTTTGGATGGTTTTAGGGTTGAATATTTAAATGAAAACGGTAGTAAGGTGCAAAATTTATATAGAATTGTGACATCATCTTTTATTGTTGAACCAGTACAGGTTGACACAGCTAATAGTTCAGTTAAAACGATAAAATATACGTACAATAATGTCGGTACTCTATTGTTTTGTACGGTGACACCTAACGCAGCACCTAGTTTTAAACCAACAGCAACACCATTTATTGGTTATAAGGGTCAAAATATAATATTGACTAGCACTAATTTCACGCCACAAGTTTTTGAGGTTGAATTAGTTAACTACGATGCTGAAAGCCTTGCAATCGCATTGTATTCCGATCAAACCAAATCAATGGAAGATGGAATATATACGCTATATGATTTTGATGGTAATATATACCAGCAGTATGATCTATATGAAATCAAAGATGCAACTGATAAAAAATTATATGAGGTTAGAACAAGAAGAAATAATATTGACACAACAAAGGCATTAAATAACATTATAGGAAATGGCTAATCTTAGTTACACAAATACACCATTAATAGCGGATTTATATGATACACCTGAAGCTGCATTAGATGCTGCATCTAGTTTGGGTTGTAATGGTTATAGAACATACAATATAAATGGCGAAACAAAATATGTTCCATGTTCTAGTTTTTTGACCTATGAACAATCCTTAAGATTTAAAAAATCACAAGGGGTGAGCAACGCTATATCTGGTTTTGGTAATATTGCTGATAAAGCGGTTGGTTTACAATTTGCAAATGCTAATAGTGAGGTAAACGGTGACCCATTTTTTACTTTAGGTAATTTCTCAATATCAACTGCACAAACACAAACAACATCTAATGGTAAAAATACTATTATTTCTGGTGGTAAAGAATATACAGCCGAAAAAATAAATCAGAAAAATCCGTTTAAAAGTAGTGCTGTATCAGCAATTGAACAGGTTAGTCAGAAAATAGAAAATAATTTAACAGTTACAGTTTTATTTGATAAAGATAAACTAAAAAACTATGTTCTATTCTCGCCTTTTAAGGAAACGGTTAAAAATAGTATAATTGATGTGACAAACCAATTCCCAGCAGGGCTTAAAATGAATGTAATTGGTTTAACAACACCAACCATAACTGAATATAATTACACACCATCAACGGATACAGCTGAATTTAAAATCAATTTGAGGAACATAAGCAATCCATACCAAATTGAGTATACAACATCTGGATCAACTAAAAACGATGACGTAAATTTAAGTCCACTTAGAAATTTTTCAAAAACTTACACTAGTTACGTATTATATTACAATGGTGTTGAATATAGGATAATAAATGCAACTTTACCAGCATCATACGAGGACTTTTCAACTGGTTTGTATTTAACGGTTGAAGGAGATCCATTTGTAAACGATGTAAACTTAGATTTGACCGTAAATAGAAACTTTTGGGTTAAACCGAAAAAAGAGAAATACGATGAGTTTTACAATAAATTACCCGATATGGGTAAATTTTTGTTGAATTATAACTACGATGAAAAGAAATACGTTAGTAATATAAAATATACAAAAACAACAGATAACGGTGTTGATATTAACACCAACGAAAGACTAGTATTCCCCCAATTTGATGAGGTTAACATAGATTTATTTAGTACGGATTTCGATCAGTACTTAACTAAATTAAATGATGTTGCTGACTCTTTCGATGCGACAAAATCAAATTTAATTTCTAGATTTTTAACAACAGATTCTTTAAGAGAATTCGATACTGATGATAGAAAAGTTAACTTAATGTTTAATATTGTTGGTAGGAATTTCGATAATATTAGAAAATATGTGGATGGTATAACCTTCATGACAAATTTAAGTTATGATAAGGTTGAAAATATACCAGACCTACTGATTAAAAATTTCGGTAATATGCTTGGATTCCAAACATATAATATCGAAGATGAGAACACCTTGGTTGAATCTTTATTCAATATAAAAGATTTAAACATCGAACCTGGTCTAACACCAACAGAAGTTGATATCGAGTTATGGAGAAGGGTTTTCATTAACGCACACTATCTATGGAAATCAAAAGGAACCAGAAAATCAATTGAATTTATTTTAAATTTAGTTGGTTTACCAGACTCTATATTTGAGGTAAATGAGTACATATACCAAGCAAGACAAAAGGTTAATTATGATGAAAAGGTTACTGAAACATATGGTTTCCTTTATAACGATGCGCAATTAACGGGTTTATTACCGTTTGACAAAGATGGATACCCAACCACACCCCCAGGTATTAGATACCAAGAAGCTGGTTTTAACTCATCAAATGATAACAAAAATTTTGGTCCATATGATTTTGGTCGATCATATATTGATGGTTATAGAAAACAAGTCAATGTCAATATTTTTGATTTAGATAGAGTTGTTGACAATGTTAAATCTTGGGCTTATAGTGAAGAAGAGGTACTTAGGTTATCTGAAACGACTGTTGGTTACACGGAATATTATGAAAAGGACTCTAGATTAATAGTTAACACTAAAGAACTAGAAGTTTACATATCAAGCGATAAAATATTTGACATTACATTATATAGATTTTTAAATAGAAATGAAATTGAAGTAAATTCAGACCTAACCATTGATAACGTAACAAATATTAATGCGGGTACATTATCATTCAACCAATTTATGAGGGAATCTTTAGATAACTACATAAAAGTTGGTAACAGAAAAACAATTAAAACCTACCCAACGCTATCAAAAATTTATTTTGATTATTTAAAGTTAACCGATAATCCAGTAACACAAACAAAAAGTTTAGAATTCCTAAACATGTTTGATAGTTCTTGGGTTAAATTGGTGCAACAGTTCACACCAGCGACAACAATATTGAATGCGGGTAAAAAGATACAAAATAGTAAATTTTTAGATAATAAATTTATTTATAAACACGGACTTAATCAGTCTGTTTCATGGGTTGGTACAGATGGATCAGAATTCCAGAATAAAGCTAATTTACCAGTAAATGTGGGTAACACAAACCCATTTGATGTTTCTGGGTTTAAAAAAGACGCTGTAACTGGCGAGTCCTCAACATTCACATTGGTGGGTCAAAGAGGTAAAAACTATGTTGGAACCGATCCAACAATAAATGAATATTTCGGTAACTATTTTGGTATTGAATATGCCTGTGAAGGTGTCGATATATATAAGTGGGATCCAGAGAAAAACTATGGCGATGACTTAGAGTTTAACGGGAACGTAAACACAGGAACTGGACCTAGATACGGTGTTTTTGTTATATACGAAAACAATCTTTATAGATTAAACACAAATAGGATGTTTACTGGTTTAGACACAATA